TGGAGCCTCTAGCTAACAACAGTTTACCGCGTAAACAGATAGTTACCAAGAAGAAGAGCATGGATGTTAAACCTAGCCCTAGCAGCGTTTTACACACACTGGCAGATGAGAACCCCCTGTATATGGAGCTTAACCCCCACCGCAAACATACACGAGGCTTAAGATCAAAGTATCGTAACCTGCCAGGGTTGGCTGAGGACCAAGCCACCTGGATGGAGAGACAACTCCAAGGGCTGACGCTAGAGCAACAAGAGAGAGCCCGCTACCGAGAAAAAATCACCCATACATACGAGAGAGCCTTCCGTAAGAGAGGTCTGAGAGGACTCTCCGCACACACTAACAAGCCTCTACGAGGAGATGGAGAAGACAGGCGCCAACGCACTAATGATCTTGCGCACCTTGCAAGATCTAAAGATTTGGCTGGTGCCTCTTCTACTAATAAGAAAACAATCGATGAGTATGAACAGGAAGGACTGGCAAAACGCTCAAAGCGTCGCCAGCTCCCGTGGAAGAAGCATGCTTCCACCACCAGAGAGGACCCTGAACTAGGGACCTTATCTATATCACAAGATGTTAAGGCCTACAAGCAGAGTAAGAAGTCCCACAGAGTCTTACCCTCCATTTCGCATAAGAAATACGCCTACCCACTTTACAATGAGAAGGGAGAACTACTTCCAGAGTATCACTATATTGATGAGCTCCCCAGCATGCTGATGGCCATGCAAAAGAGAGACGGTTCTCGTCACATCTCTAAATACCATGAAGACATTTGGACCACCAAACAAGCCCAGCAGAAGGAGGAACCTAGCCCGGCTAAAGCAAAAGGGCCAGTCATCCCCCAGATGAACGCCTATGTGAGCACTGAAGCTGATTGGAACCCCCGTGATGATTTTGACTTTTGGGGGTCAATTATGACCCCACCGGCCCCAAGATTGGTAGGTATTGAACCCAATCCTGGCCCCATACCTGAGTTGAATTTTGCACTGATTGCAGCGTCCTTTTTGGTTACACTATATGTAAAATGTTTCCAGCTAATTCTGCAATCCATTGTTCTAATCATAGGCTACTCCCTACAAGACACCTATAAATCAGCCAAGAATTTAATTTTTAATGCATGCATATGTTTCCTAACATATGTGGGCCTTTCCATGGTTTTATATTTTAGCGAGCTCGAGCGTAAGCCACACCTCCGCTATATATATGTTCTCCTGGTATCCCAATGCATACTTGGCTTAACAGTGTCCACGTTGATATCTGTTTATGTTATCTGCCTCTTTGTTTGGAAATTTATAGCTAACACATTCTCATCCCTGATTGCCCCTAGCTACATAACATTGGAGGCCCTGGTAGTCTTCGCCGTTGGAACTGCCATTGTCGTCAGGTCGGCAGTGGCTCAGGCCGGCTATCTGCGGTTAGCATACCTCCAGACTGTCCATCCTAATCCAGGCCCTTCAGTAGAGGAAATGGAGCATGCTTACGAACAGCTCCACTTCGCAGGTTTACAACGCCTGTTAGATCGCACTTACATCAAAGAGCAGCTATGGCCCGCTGCGCTGTGCTCTGAGGAACACCTGGCTATGTTTCTCAGGTTGTTTACCACCGTAGATGTTGATACAACACGGATCCACTCATTGTGGATCAGACTAATAGCCCTCAGAACTATTGAGAAAAACCCAGGTCCCTACGCTAAAAATGTGAGACGAAGACGTAAGACTCACAATGGTGAAGCAGCCACCTCACTATCCCTTGTAGATCAGAGAGCCCAAGAGAGTGGTGCTCGCGATGCGCTACAGATGCTCTTAGAGTTCGAGGAACCCCCCATTCCTTCGTCAACACCCCGTAAAGCTTCTGCACCACAGCCGGCAGCACAAGCAGACACCCCTCTCCCCGCAGCAAACCCCCCTTCAACCTCAACCATTACCTTAGTCAAACCCAAAGATGAGTTCTGGTATGTGCCATATGAAGGTCTAAGCCAAGAAGGCTATACTTTTGCCATAGGTTTGACAGAAGAGTTAGACTTCTTCGTACGCAACAATGATGGCTACTACGTGGTGGTGCCAGAGGGAAAGCGCAGTGGGGCCATTGTGAAAAACATACTCGATGCCTCCACTTATAGGAGAGGAATGGCTGCACACATCCCTGGGGTCTACAAGACACAGGCCAAGGGACATGTTTATTTGGAACCTGCTTTCCGGCAGCATAAGACACCAGCCATAGCCAGTAATTCCTTTCATATTTCAGCAGCATGTGTCATAATTTGCATCCCTGCTTTAAGCATGCTGTATAACACTTACCCCACTACGGTTCTGAGCACCAACAATTATGCAGGATATCTGGGCTTGTTAAAACAAAAGTACCCATCCTTACCTCTCCATATAACAGTAGGAACTGCCCAGGTCTTTGTCACAGAACAATACATACGCAGCCAATCCTTCCTGACCCCTGGAAACCTGTTCTTCACTACAGCAGCTAAAGCCCACCCAATGACAACGTCATTTGTTCAACCCTTAGGTTTGGATGAAGCTCTGGTGGCTGCCACTTTCACAGGAGGAGTGGACTTTGGAGGGATATCGAGGATATATGCTATCGAAGATACAATACCCATGAACCTCACAGACAACAGGCAGTTTACTGTGTTACAATCTGTTGGGTACAATTTTGTGTTCCCCAAGGATGAGGAGGGCCATCAGCCACTCGCAGGAACATTTAACACCCTTACCCTCCCCAAGGCAGTTAGCGACACCCCCGCTAGGCACTATGCTACTCGTTTTTGTTCTGTTATCGGAACAAAGCATTTCCAGCTCTTAGAAGACTCCCCAAACAATAAGTCTTTAGGGCTGTATCGGATGTATCAGGCTCGTCAACCAGAAGGCACAACAGATGCCCAGCTACGTTTGAACCAGGCATCTCTAATGAGTTACCTTGACTACCCTGCCATCTGTCACCTGGTGTCTAATTCCCCGAAACTAGCCATAGATATAGTAGCAGAAGCTCATGCCAACCACACACCGTTACAAGCCTGTGTGGCTCAAAATTTAGCTGGGGTCCCATCTAAAATAGCAAAAGAGCACTGGTTCTTGATACCAGCTTTTAACTTTATGCTTCTACTCCTTAGTTTTTTGTACTACCCCCTCTCTATAATAGAGGCTGGTTTCGCCAGATTAAACCAGGTCATGAAGCCTCATCCAAAGAGGAGGCTTTATCAGAGCTGGTTGCAAACCTTGATATCTATTGGTTCTAACAGTTACCACCAAATAATATTGGAGGCCATAAAAGTCAAGAATAAAATGGAGTTGGCGAAACCTGGGAAACACATTAGGTTGTATGTTTCATATGGCATCGCATATATGAATGCTTCCTTTATTTACGAGTTTATTAAGAAACTCTGTATAGGAACGTATGACTTAGTGCACATGAAGCTACCCTTTGCAGTCCAGATCAGAGTCTTGACGGCTCTTGACACCAGTGTTATGCTAGACCCCTACTATGAGGGGCTCCAAATCTTGATTTACTCAGATGACATGGCTTTCATGTTTAGGCATGGCACCTTTGAATTCAAAGGTGATTGTGACATCTCAGCTTGCGATGCAGGTAACACTTTTGCCATATTTGGAGTTCTCTACCATGCCCTGAAAACTATTGGGTTTGGAGAATTGGTGCGGAACAATTTTCATGTTCTTCGCCAACCCTTGCTCATCGAGAACCCTTTAAATAAACGTGGAAAGTTTAACGAGTATGTTAAAGTAAAACCTGTCCATATGTTCCAAGGAAGCGGTTGCCCAGAGACTACTGTCGTCAACTGTTTCGCTTCTTTGAGCATAGCAATGGCCATGGCTTATAAAATAGGAGAATTCATCAATTCAGGCCAGCCTTTATCAGAACTAGACATGACTACCCTCCTCCCAGCAGCCGCACAGGAAGTTGGTCATGTTATTACAGTTAAACCCTGCACAGAGATGGAAGAGACCACCTTTCTTAAACATAGCCCCATGAGAACTGAAGAAGGAGTCTATGTGAACATGCTCAACCTGGGAGCTGTCCTCCGCAGCTTTGGAACTTATATGGGTGATCTGGAAGCCAAGTCTCTCAACATGACTCCAGCAGCTTTCAGGCGCCTGGATGGTGATGAAAGAGTGGAACGCTACCTGGGGGGGATAGTTAAGGGACTAGTCCATGAACCCTCTAACATAATCATGGATGCTTTACGGCGGAGATTTAAGAAAGGTTCATCTCTCCAAGTGCGCTATTTCCCAAGCACTTATGACCGTTCCTCCTACACTGTCCCTGTCAGCTCCCTTCAGGCCCGTTATGAAGGCTCTGACACAGACTGGGCTCAATTAGCTACACAGCTAGAAAACCTCAAGTTTGGTGAGATCCGTTACGCTCCCATCTGGGACAGGATCATGGCCGTAGACTATGGGCTTTAAAAAGAGCCTCGACCCAGTGTTGTGGGGACAACACTTTAATCAAAACACCCGAGGGATATGAAAACCTCCCTCAATGCTTGGCAGCATTATAAATTCAGCCTGGGCCTCACTTGGCCCCAACTAACGACAAGTCCAAGTGTTCATTGCATGTGAGGTGCAACCCCGCTGTAGCGACTGCACTTCACATGGCTTACTGGCTCATACACCACACAGCAAGAATTAGTATTAACAAAATAATTAAAAAGATAACTAAGAACGGAACCAAGACCAAAAGCACGCGAATCGCTCGTGTGACAAGGGCAGATTTTATGGGGACTGCTAAAAAGAAAGCAGCCAAAATCCGCGAGACCGTTAATAGAGACCGGTACCCCAATTCCGATTGGCTGCAGGAAGCTGCCCAAAATGCCCTCATCCCAGCCGAGTATGAGGAAACTGCCCGGATCTTAGTTGATCCAGGTCACAGTGCCGAAGCTCTTCGTGCTGCTAAACCACTCCCCACAAGAGCTTTTGGAGCCTCCATCTTCTCGATGCCTTCAGTGAAGACTGTACCTATCACTGTAGCAGCTGGTGAGACTAAGATCCTCTTTACACATCCAGAACCATCTGTGGCTTTCATTACCACAGAGGAATCTGGCGGTATCCCGTACTTCCGAGCATACGCAACTTCACATGCTCTTGCAGCTAGCCCCACACAACCTGGTGGCCATATGCAAAGGCGAAGCTACTCGGGAGTGCGATGCACAGCCAAGAGTCTCACAGTGGAGAATGTTACCCCCCAACTCAGCCGTGGAGGTTACTGCTTGACTAGACGCATGAACCAAATCACCACAGTCACTAACATCAATACAGTTCCAGGCGCTGTCGCTGACATGACAGTGCTTGCCAACAGGCGGTACACCGGTGATATGCCTATTTCACTTGCTGACTTCCAGCAAGGGCAAGTCTATGAGACATACGGTCCAGAAGGAGCGTACGTTGTGGCAGCCCCTGTACGAAACACTTTTGACATGTTAGACAATATCACCAAAGAAGTCCCTTACGGGTACACTGGCACCCAGCCTGCAGACTTATCCCTCTGGGGATCTTCCGCCATCCAACTCAACTCCAGCCATGCTGGAGCTAGCTCATATGGACTCTACTGGGGCAGTGACCAGTTTGACATTTCTGGCAAAAGCAACTATGTTTTTGCCACAGCTTTGCATGATGGAATGACTGTGGAAGCCATAGCCCTAACTGCTCCAGCATCTTCAGCACAGACCTTCAGTGTCAAGTTTCATGCTCGATACGAGTATCTGGTGGAACCACATGCACCAGATTTCGCTAAGGCCATCGCAACTGAGGCGGACACCGAAACTCTTGATGCCATTATCCACTTCGCTTCCCTGATGCCAGGTTCTTACCCTGCATCGTACAATAATCTAGGGAAAGTGTGGCGGGCGTTCAAGAAGGGAGTCTCCTGGGTAGCTCGCAATTTGCTACTGCCTGGAGCGAAAGTAGCTTTAACAAAAACTGCACCCATCATCACTCGAAAGTTTGGTGAGGTTGTAGCGGCTGCCGCACACTGATGTCCCTAGAGAGCAGCCCCGCCCTAGACATGGCGTTAAACTGTCCCCCACCGGCTAGCCTTTGACTAGCCTGGGATCCACCACACAGCAGTGGGGTGTTTTTCTCTTGATGGTTTTACAGAAAAATGATCAAGCACAACCTAGTGTAAACTAGACTGTGGTCCGCTTCACCTAGGTGGAGTGTTTTTCCAAAGGTTTTACAGAAAAATTTTTGCAGCCCACCCGTAGGTGGTTACCTGAAGTCCCAGGTGGAAATAGAAGC